AAAATTCTTGTCGGGAAACTCAGGATGCCAAGAGAATGCAGCGTATGCTAAGTAAGGAGCAATTTCTTCCCAGTAAGCAACAGGTTTAGCAGCATTAGAGGTAATGCCAATAGTATGTCCTGCTTCGTAAAATGTTTTACAAATTTCTATAAAGAAAGGGCTTACACTAGGCTCACCCCCACTAACACTACAGTGAATACGCGGATAACGCTCAAACAATATTTCAAAGAACCGTTTAGCATTATCCCATTCGTAGTAATGATTTTGCCCGTTGTGTAAATTGTCTGGACAGTAAGAACAACTATTTGTACATATATTGTTAATCATCCACGTTAAATTTAATGGAGATGTTTCTGATTGTTGAACTTTTATAATTTTCTTCACTTAATCAATCCATTTATTAATGTTTACATCGCTTGAACAACTACATATATCAAGATTACATTTAACAGGCTCGGTAGGCCACATAATCTTATCAGGCTTAGTAATATTACCAATTTTTCCATTAACTAAACAATTACCTAAATATATAGTTCCGTTAGGTCTTACAAACAATGATTTTAGTCCAACTTCGCAAGTATAATTGTTAAAATTAGTCATACCTTGATTTACATAATCGCTGGCATTGGCTTTAAATTGTTCTGTACCGTCATTAAAATAGTAAGTTGCCCAAATTTTAGGATGAGGTAAGTTTTGATCTATGTGCATTAAATTTCTTTGATTACCAGTATTATGATTAAACCATTCAAGTTGTTCGGGTGTATACTGATAAGACGCAGGGTCTATATTATTATAGTCGATAATTTTAACAGGTTCTGTAATAATTTCTTCTATTTTATAAAAATTATTGTAGGCCTCAACACATTTATCCCAGTGTGCAGGATGCATCATAATACGAACTACTGTTGGTTTTTTACTACCAGCGGCGATAGCTTTTTCAGCAAATTTAGGATCGGGGAATTCTGGATGCCACGAAAAACAAACATAGTTCAAATAGTCAGCAAGCTCACTCCAATATTCTGGAGACTTTGCTGCATTAGATGTTAACCCAATAGTATGTCCTGCTTTGTGAAATGTTTTACAAATATCTTTAAAAAATGGACTCATGCTAGGTTCTCCACCACTAACACTACAGTGGATTTTAGGATAGCGTTCAAACAACATTTCAAAGAATCGTTTAGCATCGTCCCACTCGTAGTAGTGATTTTTACCGTCGTGTAAATCAGAAGGACAATACGAACAACTATTTTGACATATATTGTTAATCATCCAAGTGAGATGCATAGGAGCGTCGTCGGGTTGACGAATTCTAATTATTTTTTTCATCTATAATTTGTACATTAGTAATTTTATTGAACTTACTCCAAACAGTTACATTCCAGTTTTTAGCTTCTTTGTTAGACCAGTCATACGGAACACTAATTGGTGTGTTATTGTCTATACTATATTCTGCTAATTTAGCTATTGGGATATAACCTAATGCTAATTCAGATAATTTCATATCAGGGTTAGCGACTTCAGATAAATTATTTTTCATCCACCAGTTATAAAACTTAACACGACTAACATAAGTGAGTGATGGGCGACCAAAGTGCATATAAAACTCTGCGGCAAACCTTGCTTGTGGACGAACTGCGTGTCTATGTACAACTTCAATGTCGTTTTCGTTTAATACGCTGGACCAATGCTTACCTAATGTATTATAACCTAAATACATCCATCCCCATTGTAAATTAGATTCAAATAAGAAGAAATCCTCAGGTTTAAGCGGCTCGTGTATACCAGCAGGGATATAATCGACTAAACACGTACATAACCCTTCGTCTGGGGTTTCCCAGTTTCTAAAGATAGCTTCAAAGTTATGAATTTGTTCGTTTAAACGTAAAAATCTTTCGTGTACATCAAAGTTTTGTTTTTTACCTGGCCAAACCAGGCCGTATAAGTCTAGGTGTTCGTCTGGCCGGTTAAAATAACCTATATCTTTAAGTGCTTTTAATCTATCTCCATAAATTTCATATTCTTCGTGTAAATCGTTCAATACATCTTGATTGTTAAACAAATATTCTAAGGATACAATATCATCTAATACTCTGTCGTATTGTGTGTTAATTTGTTTAATATTATCGCGGAAGATGTTAAAATTTTCAAGTCTTTCTTCAGGATTTAATATTTTTCTATAGTTAGCTTGTAATGTATGTTGTAATTCTTGATTTTGTTCAATAACATTAATCCATCTATCTGCTATATCAGTATCTAAAATTTTAAATTTTACTTTTAATTCTTTCCCGTTACGATCGCTGGCTGTTACTGAAATACTTGTTTTAGTCTTGAACATTTAGAGTTTCCTTGACTCTTTGCAATTCGGGTATAGTTTCATACGTGTTTTCATTTCTAATTTCGTCAAGTGATCTCGTAAGTTTTACAAATCGTTTAGCGGCCTGCTCGTTAAATGGTTTTGTCAATTCGTGTAAGATGTGTGCTAGAAGTTTTGAAATATCTGTATTATACTTTGCATTATATTCTTCTATGAAATTGTTTAATTTAACAATAATTTCTTCTTTAAAATCGTCTGGAAGAATATTTACGTGATAGTAAATTGGACTTTCAAGTAAATTAATAAAGAAGTTATTGTAGCTGATACGCTTAGTTCTTGGGTCTTTTTTTACAACGCCAATATCAACTAAATGTGTAATAATTTCTGGGAGACGGAATACATTAAACGCACCAACTGTAATGCCAGGGCGCAGTATAATACTATTTAGTCCAGATAATGTTTTTAAATTTTCTTCAACTTTAGGCCATACAGTTCCTGAACGAATTAATTCAGCCCGTTTGCCAATTTCGTCAATACTGGGCCAAACTTCTAATTTACCAAAGTTCCACTTACTCCAATAATCTACAATGTTTTTTTTACCATATTCTAATGTAGAACAGTTAATATTATATGATAATTTAACATCAAATCGTTCTTTGGCTACTAGCATATCAAGAATCTGCCAGTGTTCAGGCATAAGCAATGGCTCGCCGCCAGCAAAATAGATACGTTTTACATTGTCAATTTGATTGTCTAAAAACTTAAAGTTAGTAGCATCGTCTACAGCGTCAATACTCCATATTTTTTCTTGGTCGGAGAATCCTAATTTTCTAGCATCAGGCACCCAAGCAGAACTATATCGCGGACCACAACTGCGGCATTTAAAGTTACATAAGTTACTAAATCTAAAGTCCCAATATTTTAAATCCATTGTAGTACAAGTGCCATCTGGCTCTGTAATGTTAGGGATAGCTTCAATGACCTCTGGAAAATCTCTATTATGGAACACACGCCCGCTTTCGCCTGTAACTCGTTCACGGTCAAAACACTTGCTACATATAGCAGGCTCTTTACCTTCGAGCATTTCTTTACGTAATGCTTTTTGATTATCACTATTCCAAATTTCTTCAATGGTCATTGTTTTAAGATTACCAGAAAAGTAATTATGCGTAGAAGTTAAACAGCAAGGGACCACTTGCCCACTAGGTTCAAACGCTAAGTGCATCCAAGGCACAGCGCAAACGGTAGGACTACACGGTGTTACTGGCGCTTGTTTGTTATCGTTATTTGATTTATCTGACATTGTGTTATTTAACTATATTTTTGTTACTATAAAAATTATGTACCCACTCGAAGTCATTTATTAATTCTAATGCTTCTGGATTATCTAAATTTTCTTTACCGTAAGCTGTGCCAGCAATCGCTCCTGCTAAGGCATCTGAACTGTATGGTGCGTTGTTGACAATAGTATTCCATACATTGAGTCTTTTTTCAGTTTCAACAAGTAGACGACGGTTAATTGTTTTTGAACTTAATTTGGCACACTCTCTAAAAGCAGATTTCCAAGTATTGAAGGCATCGGTATTGAATGCTGTAATATTACTAACCTTTTTCACAACTTTAATTTTATTGCTAATACTTGTTGTAATATCTGGCTTATCTTTATTTATGCTTAATGTTAATTCTCTTGGCAATAGCTTTACACCGCCGTATCCGTATTCTAAATCGTTAATTGGGTTAATACTGTGCCATACAAACACACAATCTCTATCGAATATATATGGCTGATAATCAAACTTCCAATCGTCCACTAACCAAGCATCTCCGTCAACTACATAAAACATATCTGTAGTGGCTAACTCTGCCGCACATCGATGTGCTTCCGCAATTCCTTTAATACCGTTAACACGTCGAGCGTGTGGTGCCTTTTCCAAAACTCTTTGCCAGTTATCTTCAGCATTTGGTTCATTATAACTGATAAACACCACATCTAACACCTTAGGTAAGTTGATTTTAATATTACCTACAAATGTTACACCTTCGGATTCGTGCGGAATAATTTTAGCCGCCCATACGTCGTCAAATGTTCCAGTTATATTTTCGTTTACCAACCAGATATGTGTATACTTTAAATCGTAATAAGGAATATTTTCTTCGATTATGTATTCTAACTTAGGTAGCTCAGGATTATAAATGATAGTGGGACTGGCAAACCCCATTTCTTTGGTTGGCTTAGGTATGCCGTTTATTAATTTAAGTTTCACAGCCCAAATTTTGTCATCAGTTGGATTGAACTTAGGATCAAGATACCATACAAATTCATAGTTGAGGTCGTAATATGGAATAGAATAATCGAGGTCGTAATCTAGTCTAGGAATTTCTGGATTGAATTTCATTCTCATCTTGGGACTTATATATCCCATCTCCTTAGTGCCTTTATTAGGATAATCTTTTAAGTGTGCCCGTACTGCCCATATTTTTTCACCAGTAGGATTAAATTTAGGATCAAGGTGCCATACCATTTCATAATTTAAATCATTTAAATCTTCTAATGTACTATCGGTTGGGTCATCTTTAAATGATATGTAATTGTCAATATCGGGATTCCTTTCCCACACAATATATGATTTTAATAAAGGATTATTGGCAAAATTAGGTATTATTGAAGTTTCATTTTTAGAAATTAATTCGTGTGTCAATTCTAAAGTTAAATTTAATTCTACTTCTTTGTATCTTTTTCCGTCAACCCACGGTTTAGTAAAATATTTTGCTACCCACCTGTCTTGATTTTTCCAAACTATACATCTGCTTTGACCAACTTCTGGAATTTCGTTGATAAAGTGACTTAATCTAATAAGATCTGGATCCGGATTAACAGCTATAAATTCATCACGCTCACCACCTAATTTATAAAGTTCATAGTCGTATGCTATAGGATCATCTTGCCATTCTATTTTTTCTATTTCTTCTGGTGGAATTTGGTAAACATCTAACATGATTGTTGCCTTATTTTAACTTTGTGGATTGAATGAGCCAGTCGTAGTATTCCTGGAAACCTTCTTCGATATCAACAGTAGGATAGTAACCAAAATCACTTCTAGCTCGTAATGTATTTAATTGTCCACGTTGGGGGAAATTATTATCTCGAGAATTAAGTTGTATCTTACCTTTGCCCACAATGTTAATAGCTAATTTAGCCGCATCTAATAATGTATGTGACTGCCCTCGGGTAATGTTATATGTGGTATTGAGAGCATCATCACTAACAGCAGCTAATGCTATTCCCATAGCGGCATCGTCAATATAAGTAAAATCTAACTCATCTTTTTCGCCATTAACTTGTAATACACCATCACGCATGGCTGTTAATAAGAACTTGCTAACTACACGATCTTCAACATCATAAGGTCCGTATATAGCACTAGGTCGTATAATAGTATAATTTAAATTACTATGCCGGTTATAATCCTCTACTAACCATTCACCGGCTAATTTCATAATTCCGTATTGTCCTAACGGACGACAATCGGCAGCTTCGTCCATACCGTCAAAGAATTCGTGCTTACCAAAGTTACCATACACCATGCTAGAGCTAATGTAAACAAACTTTTTAATTTTATGTTTAACACTTAGTTCAAGCAGGTTAAGTAATCCTTCGCTCATAGTGCGACTACCTAAAGTTGGATTACTGTTGACTACTTTTTGTCTGGGAAAACTAGCAAGATGTATAACAACATCTACATTTTCAAATATACTATCGTCAAATGGTTCCGATATGTCAGCAATACAAATGTCTCGAGTTTGTATGCGACATAAGCGTTCAAGCATTAGGTAGTCTAATTCTTTTTGTGGAATAATACCATAGTTGGTTTTATTATCTATTATAGCAACTTCGTGACGAAAGCTTTCGAGTACACGAACTACATTGTGTCCTATAAAGCCTAGTCCTCCAGTTACTAATACTTTCATAAAAATATTCCGTGTATGTAAATTGCCGCCATAATCA